CACCCAGATGCGGATTTCCGCCTGCGCTATTTCCGCACCAGACTGCATCCGCTCCCGGCTGCTCCTGCCACGGATATCCGCATGAATTTTCCCGCATGACACCCATTCTTCCGTCATTTCTCCGGCAGCATTACGGGTTAACACCGGGTTCAGAACACTTATCATCTGTGTCAGACGACCTGCAGATATTGCCATTCCCCCTCCTCATAACACCGTCGGACAACGCAAATCGTAAATCAACACGGAAACAGAAAACGGCAGCTCCCCCTGAATCAGTTCTTCCCGCTCCGCAAGATCCGGATTCCGGTACAGCATCCCGGTCAGTCGCATGGCAGCCCCCTTCATCCGGGTTAATGCCTCGCCCGGGATCAGTTCACCGTCCTCACGAATCACTTTATCCCGGCTGCCCTGAATGTAGGCCAGCAGCACGGCGGTAGCCTGACGAACCTTGTCCATCAGCATGTCATCATCAGCGTCATGCTCGACACGCAGATGTGCCTTGATCTCTTCCAGTGTCAGTAATGCCGTCATTTTCCGCCTCCAGCATCCCGCCCACGTTTTGCAGCCAGGGTCCAGCCTGATGAATGAGCTTCTCCGGGTTTATCACCGGTCATACTGTTGCAGTGCCACAGCGAGCCGCCCCACGTCACCGTATCGCCGGGGTGGTAGGTTTCACCGGCTCTGAACACACCGCGGTAGAGCATCACCGGCAGGGAAAATGTTTTTTCCGTACGCTGGCCACTGCTCTGCCGGACCACCACAGAGAACAACCGTTCACCCGTCATGCTGACGTCAATATCAGCCACCCCGTCAACCAGGCATTCCCATCCCCGCATCCCGTGCGTTTTTTCATACGCCCGCCAGAGTCCGCCCTGGTGTGTGGCATACGTGCCCCGGGGAAAGGATTTTTGATCGTCAATGGCGGGGAGTATTTCCAGTGCCGTGCCATCACGCCCGTCCTGCGGAGCCGGCAGGGCACTCACCGCATCCAGAACCGCCTTCTGCAGAACATCGGGATCATAGTCACGACCATCACGCGGAACAGGAATATGGCTTACCGCCTCCTTCACCATCTGTTCAAGCATCGGACGCACATCATCCGGGGTGATACTTTTACCGTCCGCCGGCTGCGGAATATTTGCGACCGCATCATTCACCGCCTTCTGCAGTACTTCCGGATCGTAATCACGACCATCACGCGGAACAGGAATATGGCTCACTGCCTCTGTCACCATCTGTTCAAGCATCGGACGCACATCATCCGGGGTGATACTTTTACCGTCCTCCGGCTGCGGAATATTTGCGACCGCATCATTCACCGCCTTCTGCAGTACTTCCGGATCGTAATCACGACCATCACGCGGTACCGGGATGGCCCCCACAGCGTCATCCACCATCGCCTGCAGAACCGGACGCACCTCATCCACCGTCACATGCTTCTGTAATACCACAGACAGGGAAGCCAGTTTCTCTTCAAACGCTTGTGCCTGCGCGGCTATTTTCCCCTCAAATGTGCGCTGTAAATCCGCCAGCACCGCAGCGAATTCTTCGCCCAGCGCACGGATAATGGACAGTTCACGTTCATTCATTTTTTCAGAATCCCCCTGAACATCGCCTTCACCGCGTCATGCTCTGTTTCACTGATTGCCTTATTACCGTCAGATGCGCCGTCAGGCGGTTGCGCTGAGGCTGTTTTCCCGGTCGACGCAAACGGATCCTCACGGGCATCACGACGGGACAGCGCCTCCAGACTGTAGTTCTGCTGCTGAAGATACAGTGCATCACCGCCGGCAAGGGGCGGCAGGTTCTCACGTTTACGGGCTTCATTGGGCGTGAGAAGCGTATTTTTCACCGATTCACCCAGTGTTTTCATGCGCCGTTCGCTGTCCATTCTCAGCAGTGTGGTGACATCAAACTCCGTGCTCTCGTTTTCCCCCGTTTCCAGCGCCTCATCCAGTAACAGCTCAATGGACTCAATCAGCGTCTGCAGACACTGGGAATAATACTGCTGCTCCAGCGCCTCCACGTTATCACTGGAGGGAGGTTGTCCCACGCCAATCTTGTAGGCCGGAACACGGAACACCGAACAGACAATTTCAGCCGTCATTTTCAGTTGTTCCACCGTCTGCGCATCCACCGGTGAAAACGTCGTGGGGCTGTATTTTGCCCCGTTGCTCAGTATGGCCGTCTTCCCGGCATTTTCGCCTGTATACCCGCTGTCCCAGTTGCTCTTCAGTATTTTCGCATTTTCTTCCGTAATACTGCCGGGGATCTCAATCACCCCGGACGGCCTGCCGCCATTTCTGAAAAAATACGTCGAATTTTCCTGAATATGATGCCCCTGCGTGGCGGCCAGCCCGGCGGCATACACCGGCGGCAACCCTATAAGCGGATGAAAAAAACAGTTAAACCGGTCGTGGATCACTTCCCGGGCAGGCACCGTCACCGCCTCAGTGATCCCACAGTTCCGGTCCGGCGTGATACGGTAGAACACCTCGCCGTCATCCGCCACCAGAGGTTCAACCCGGTTCCAGTCCAGAATACGCAGTTCTTTTATCTGCCCCCGGGAGTTACGGATTTTCAGCACCACCGTATTACCGTGACGCAGTTTTGAGTTCAGCCACAGTTCAAAAAACTGGATACGATTCTGCTGTGCATTGGGACGACGACAGAGACGGGCAATATCCCCCTGCCGTTTTTCACGGCGTATCCCCTGTGTATCCGTCTGCATCAGGCGCAGCCGCATTTTGGCGATATCCTGGGATATCAGCGAAATACATGAAAACACCGCATGAAAGGAGAGGACACTTTCCGGATCGGCTTTCACGCCCTGCTGCCAGGCACCGGCAAAGGGCTCAGCCACCGCCTGAAACAGGCTGGTCCAGCCCACCTCTTTTACATCACGTCCTGATTTCTGATTTTTTCGGGTTCGTCGCAAAAGGTTCCACATTCGCCATGCTCCGCATCATGTTTCTTTTTCTGACCCGCCGGACGTCGAGCTGTTATGTACTCCGCCTTCCCCAGGCGAACCAGCACCTCCGCACACGGCTGTGCGACATCCCGGATATCCCCGGGCCGGGCATCATGTGTACCCTGCAGATATCGGATTTTTGCCATCAGTTACTGCGGGAAGCTCTCACCTCCCGCCCTCCTCATCAGACTCAGCCGCCGGACGCACTGCCGTAGTTCACACCGGTGATCACCGCCACCGCCGCGGTACGGCGACGACGCCAGTTGATCCAGCGCTCCGCACGGATGGCCACACTGCCTGTCTGGAACATGGAAACCAGCTCCACCGGCGACGGCGTGGTACTGTCGCCGGTCGGCTCAGACTGCATTTCCAGTGATGCCTCGCGGGACATATCCACCGCCACGCCGCCGTCATCCGCCAGATAAATATCCGGGGCATTCACCAGCACCAGCTGGTCACCCACGTACTGGGAGACAATCACCGGCAGCCCCTGGAAGGCCCCCCCAAGCAGGGTCATATCCGGGTATTCTTTCTGACCCAGCGCATTTTTACGCATTGACAACGCCAGGGCATTGGTGCTGGACATCAGCCAGACCGCACCGGTGGGCTGCAGGTTTGCTGCCACAAACTGACCAAACGCGGCCTCCGCATCCGCATCCGGGTTACCGGTTGATGCCGTGCCCTTCACATCATGGGTGATGGACGCCGGGGAGACATCTGCCACTGCGGCTTTTTTCGGATCCACAAAGTCTGTATCCAGACGCGCCACCACCGCTTCCGCCAGCGCATTACGGACCAGTGCATCAGCAGCCGGACTGGAAAAACGGATCAGCTCTTCCGTCAGTACTGCAATGGCCGACACCTTCGCATGACTGAAGGTGATGGACTCAAAATCAAACTTCGTCAGGGGTTTTGCCTTACCCTCCCCCACCCAGCCAGCAGCACCGCCGGACACCTGGGCGTGCACACGGATATTGAACGGCACCTGACGAAGTGCAGGGATCCCACCCTGACCAAATCGCCCGATAATGGTCTGAGGACGCAGGTAATCAATAAAGTCCTGCGCATATTCCTGATATTCAGACAGGCTGCCTGCCCACTGCGGATCCGTGGTGGTCCCCGCGCCCACTGCCGATTTCAGGACATGATGCAGACGACTGTCATCCGGATACTGACGACGGGCCACTTCCAGGGCTTCAGAGCGGACACCTTTAGCCGCAGCCAGTGATTTGGCAAAGCGGGCGAAGCCAATCCCCTTATCCAGTTTCTGCTCCACACGGATCACCGGCGCTGAAGCCACCGCGGCCACATTCCCGTTACCGGCCTGTTTCACCGGCTGCGCCGTGGCGGCCTTACCGGCTTCCAGTTCACGCAGGCGCTTCAGGTGCGCATCCACCTGACGGATTTCCGCTGCGGTGTTGTCGTAATGCTCTTCCTCCTCCACATCCAGCGTGCGCCCTTCCTCTGCGGCTTTGGTCATGACCTCCTCAAGGGAGGCTGCCAGCGCTGCACGCTTGTTTTCAAAACTTTTAATCTGTTCGCCAATATTCATTATGGTCTTTTCCTTATGAAAAACGGTTGTTGACTGTGCCGCAGCGCCGGCAGAAGATGCGATTTTCACCACCGGTTTCCGGTTGCCGGACGCGGCAGAAAACTGGCGGTCGTAAGATTTAATGGTCCGGATGGTGCATTCCGCATTCGCGGGCACGGTGACGGCAGACACCTCCATCAGTTCCCAGCGCAGAAAATGCAGTCCGCCTCCGTCCAGAAAGGTGTATTCATGGGGACGGAAGCCCACGGACAGTCCCCTGACCAGCCCGGTCTTAATGGCCGCCCAGGCCTCATCCAGTCGGGCTGCCAGTTGCGATGGCATATCCGGCACAGGCTTCGCCAGTGTTGCCGTGATTTCCAGCCCTTCGCTGACCCGGCGCACCGTACACTGCCCCACCGGGCGGGAATGGTCATGCTGCCAGAGAAACGGGATCGCACTGCCGAACTCCGCCCCCTCCGGCTCCAGGATGTCACCATCCCGATCCGGAGAAGGCGTTGACGCAATCCCGGTGATCACCCGCTCATCCTCACTGAAGGATTTCACCGTCAGCAGGGAGCAGGCCCGTTTAAGATTCACATCAGCCTCCTGAAAATAAAAAAACCGCCGCAGCGGTCCATGATGGTTACAGGGTGAACAGGGTTATATGAAAAAAACCGCATATTCTTTCTTTTTGGGCTCCGGATTCAGGGACATCAGGGATACCGCATTGAAAAGCGCCATCAGCGGGTCGATTTTCCCCCGTCCGCTGGCCTGTTTGGTAATAAGGATGGCGTTACCTCTGGGCTCCACCCGGGCATTGCCAACGCACCAGGCCATCAGTGGCTGGCCACCATGCACCAGCACCCCTTCAGCCAGTTTGCGTTCGGTGGTTTTGATGGCCCCGCCCAGCTTCCAGCCCTGGCTTATCCCCACAACAATTCCGTCGGGGATCCCGGCTTCCGCCAGTGAATCCAGAATCTGCCCCACACCTGACGGGTCAATACCGATATGATCCAGTAACTCAGCCTCATGAATACGACGCACATACTCCGCCACTTCCGCCGTGTCATCCCCGACCCGACGGACAATCGTCATGTCTCCACAGGCCACAAAATCCTGAAACCGGGATGCCTCACTCTTCCGTCGGACCACCGCGGTTTCATGCGCCCAGGCATGGCCCCAGCCTAACCATTCGCGGGTCTCCCGATCACGACCAATCACGTACATTCCCAGCAGATCATCCAGGCCCCCGCCGTCAATCCCCACCGTCACCACATCAGCGCGCTGCAGGATATCTTCCAGGCTGACGCGCCTGCCCTGCTGCTCCCAGAAATCCGCGCCCGCCCAGCGGTCAGAACGCAGGGCAAGGCCAATTTCCACATTGGCGTGTTTTGACATGAAGCCACGAAATGCTTCCTCACCAGCCTCCCGGGCTTTACGGTACTCCCGGTACAGAAAGGCCTCATCCACCGAATAGCCGAGATTCGGATTGACCATGGCGAGGTTTTCCATCAGCAAGTGAGCCCCGCTTTCCACCATTTCAGGAGGGTGTTCAAATATCACCGGCAGAAAGTGCGGATCATGAATTTTGCCGTCGCGCACATCCCGGGCGTACTGCAGTTTCTGTCTGAACACCCCGGCGGGCGGTTCATTCGACTGGGTGGTCGTATACACCACAAACCCTTCCGGGCGGGAGGCAAGGCCGCCTATGGCTTCACGTAACATGTCCTCCGCCTTGCACTGCTTGCCAAACAGCCACAACTCATCAATCAGCGTACCCACGGACTTGATACCGGACACCGTATTCGGATCGGCTGCCACCACCTTCAGGGTGGTGTCTGTCACCCTGTGGGTGATGGTCCGGATATGGGTCTGTACCTGGCAGAGGTCATCCAGATCATCGTCCCGTCGTACCATATCCCTGGCAGGATTGAAGGCGTTGGCTGCCACCTCCACAGTCGGGGCCAGAATCGTGTAACCCGCCGCCTGCCGCCAGTTCAGTAACAGCGCCGTCATCATGATCCCGGCGGCCAGTGTGGACTTGCTGTTTTTTTTGGGTATCAGAATGAACACTTCCTTGATATGGCGGACACCGGTCTGCGCATCGTAGGAGCCAAACAGAGCCGCCACCAGGTCAAACACCCACTGTGCACAGGACTCACCGAACGTCGGGCTGCCCGGTGCATCCACAATCCGCAGTTGTTTAAAAATCGCCAGGGCATGTGCGGCCTGCTCCGGGTAAATCGGAGACGGAATAATCGACAGCCCCTTTTTCAGGCGCTCTGCCCAGTCCGGGCAGGCCGTGCTCCACACAGGTATCATCCGTTGCCCTCATTATCATTATTCACCACCAGTCGGGGTGGTGGTGGCACCGCAAAACGGTTAGCCGCTTTTTTAGCGGCATCACCTTTTGCCGATTTTTTACCAGCATCGCCTTTTTTATAGTGTGTGAACTGCGCCAGTCGCCAGGCCGCATCCAGTGCCAGTTTCGGGTCAATTATCAGGTTTTCCACCAGGATCCTCCCCATTGCTTTTACCGGATCTGGAAGACCGTCTTCCATGTAATCAATACTAGGAGATATCACCACGGGCGGTGGCATCTCCGGATTTGTTTCGTCCTGCTGTGGTATTGCAGCCGCCTCACGGCGACGGGGTTTATCCTCCTGCTCTGATTTTTTCTGCCGGTAAACAGGAACCTCATCCACCTCCACCGTCTCGCCCTGTTTACGGGCTATAAACGCAAGCACCTCCGGATCTTTTGCCAGCTGCGAGCCTTTAACTCTGGCCGTCTTCGCCGAATAACCTGCCGCAATGGCTGACGCTGTTTTGTTTTTCCCGGACATGAGCGCCAGCGCAAATTTTCGTTTTTGCGTCGTCAGCACAGTGCCCTCCCGGGGTCAAAACTCTCTCAGCCGGGCATGCATCAGGCCGTTTTCCCACACCGCGCATACCCCGAATGTTAACTGCTGCCTGGTTAACATTTTCCGAAAAAGTCGGTTAACATTTTTTCCACGCAATAAACTGAATTATAAAGATAAAAACAGAAAAAAGGCCGAACAGCCAGTTAACATGTTAACTGGCCTGAAACGGGAATTTTTTCTCTGCATGAGAGGGGGCGCGGTGTCCGGAGCGATCGTTTTTTACGCCGGATGATCCCCCCCCCGGGTCGGGTTACAGTCCGATGATGTCGTCCGCTCTGCCACTACCTCCGGACACCTCCGGCAGCGTCGGGTCCGGCATACCACCCGCCGCTTCACGAGCAGACTTTTGTCGATGGCATTCGGTACAGAGCGTCCAGAGATTCGTCTCCTCATTACCACCACCGAACTGAAGTGCAATTCGGTGATCAAGTTCACTGTCACAGAGGTCAACCACACGACCACAGATACAGCACTGCCCGGCGTCCCTGAGCCAGATATGACGCTTGAGGGAAACACGTGCACTGCCACTGACACGACGCTGTTCCCCCTTCAGAATATTCACCCGTCGGGTATTCAGTGTTTTGATTCTGCTCTGGAGTGTACGAAGCTCAGCCATGTAAAATCCCCGTCATATGGCAATCAGTAAAGGAAATAAATATGTCATCGAAAAACCGGACCCGCAGAACCACAACCCGCAATATCCGTTTCCCCAATCACATGATTGAACAGATCAACATCGCCCTTGAGCATAAAGGGTCCGGTAACTTTTCAGCGTGGGTTATTGAAGCCTGCAGGAGAAGGCTGGCAACAGATGCAACGCATCTGCGCCCGGCCAGCATGAAAAATAACGAGAAATGAACGTTCGGTTTCTTCCACCATCGCACCGGACAGGCGACTATGAGGGGACAACGCCGCGCTCCGTTAACGCGGTAAACCCCGGTGTGCATCGTTTTTGATTATCCCCGCACACTCGCGCAGAGGAGTCTCCCTGTCGGGCTGCGGTCTCTGTTAATGCAGGAATACGGCGACGATACGGCGCATGGCTATGTCAGGCTGAAATGCCTTTATCAAATCCGGGTAACGCAATCTGCCCCTGCTGCTCCAGCCTGTCCAGCCTTGCCAG